ATAACGGCCTCAGGGGTGGTTTTTGACGACAAGAACACGGAGGCACAGCTGAGTTCGGCTACCCTTGCGCTGATGGCCACCAGGGATATATCCATGGCGGTAGGGTTTGGATCAATAATGGTGGTCGGCGGATTGGCCTATCGGGCGCTCAAATTGCGTTGATTGCCAGCGGGTTGCATGCACACGCAAATAAATGTGCAACACACGCTTGACGAAGCCTAGACCTTGGGCATCGTCCCAAGAACCGACATGAGCATCATACCTATTACGTTTAGCAACAAGCCCCTCCACGAACTCAAGGAAATGGCCGTGGATATTGGCCAAACCATCGTTTACCAGAAGCAGATTTTGGATGCGATCAACGAGGAAATCCTCACCCGCTACCAGCCTGCGTTCGTCGAGGAGCTTAAGGCTCTTGGCAAGGTTGACGGCGAAGCGACCCGTGAGTTTGATGGCGTCCGCATGACCTATGCCATGAAGGCTAAGGTCAAGTGGGACTCCAAGAAGCTTCAGTCCGTGGCCGCTACCATGCCCTGGGATAAGATCGAGAAGGTCTTTAAGATCGAGTTCTCCGTCCCCGAGCGCACCTATAAGGCCATCACCGAAGACGCCCTGCTGGAAGCCATCAAGGCCGCCCGCACTGTCGAGTTCTCCGCCCCTAAAATCGTCTTTACCCAAGAGTAACCCTTTGGGGAGCCTTACGGGCGTCTAACCGGTTTTTTCTCACTTGTTTTCATGACAGTGGGTTTTGTTGCCGGCGACGTGTAAGAGCTTGTTGTTCTTCCTCCCCTCTAATTTTCACCCAATACCGACATGTTCAAAATCATCAAGGCAGACGACCGCCTGAAGGCCGTACCGAAAATCAACATCGCCCTGTTTGGCCCCTCTGGGGTCGGCAAGACGACTCTCGCCCGCACCATGGACCCCGACAGCACCCTGTTCGTGGACCTTGAGGCAGGCACTCTCGCCATCCAGGACTGGCCAGGCGACGTCTTTGACGTCCGCAAGGCCGCAGCCACTGTAGGCTGTCACCCATGGGAACTCGCCCGTACCCTTGCCCTCTATGTAGGCGGTCCTGATCCGTCAGACGCATCGGGCCCCTACTCTGCGGCTATCTACCAGCACGTTTTCAAGCTGTTCTCCGACGCCGGCATGGACCTCAACAAGTACGACTCCATCTTCGTGGACTCCCTCACTGTCGCGTCGCGCGAGTGCTTTAAGTGGTCCCAGACCCAGCCAGAAGCCCTGTCCGAGAAGACCGGCAAGCCAGACACCCGAGGTGCCTACGGACTGCTAGGCCGTGAAATGATGCGCTGGTTGACCCACCTCCAGCACTCCTCCAAGTCCGTCATTGTGGTCGGTATCCTCGACCGCCATGAAGACGACCTCCGCCGTGTCACCTGGGTGCCTCAGATTGAGGGCTCCAAGACCGGCCGTGAAATCGGTGGCATCTTTGACCAACTTGTTACCCTCCAGAACATGACCGCTGACGACGGCAAGACGCAGTATCGTGCCCTTGTCTGCCAACAGCAAAACCCCTGGGGCTACCCAGCCAAGGACCGCTCCGGTCGCTTGGAACTGATTGAGCCGCCGCACCTCGGCCAACTCATCAAGAAGATCCGTGAAGGCAAGCGCCTCGACACGGATATCATCACCACTCTGCCCGAAAAGCAGTCCTAAAAACCAAAAACCAAACCAAAAAACCATGCACAACATGTTCTCACCCGAGTCCGGAAAGGGCAGCAGCTCTTTCTCTCTCATCCCCAACGGCACTCTCGCCTCCGCAGTCCTCACTGTGAAGGAGATCAAGCGCTCCCAGAAGACCAACGGCGAATACGGCCGAGTCGAACTGACCATCAACGATGGCGAATACACCGGTCGCAAGATTTGGACCGTCATCATGAACCCGCTCGATGAAAACAACAGCGAAGGCGGCAAGAAGATGGGCATCACCTCCCTGACACGCTTATTCGAGGGCTCTGGCCTGTTCGTCGTCGGAAACCGTGGTTCGTATGACAAGTACAACGGCGCTACCTTCCAGGAGATGCTCATGCTTCTTGACGGCAAGAACGTCGCCATGAAGATCAAGATTGCCAAGGGCAAGGACGGTTACGAGGACAAGAACGAAGTCCAAGACTTCTTGACCCCTAACCCCGAGTCCAATGGCTACGATGGCTGGCAGAAGCTTCACGGCGGTCCTGTCACCACCACCGACCGCACCCAGGCGTTCCAGGTGCCTGGCGCGCAGAAGCCCCAGGTTCAAGCACCGAAGGTAGGAGCACCGGCTCCGTCGTGGCTCCAGAAGCCCAACCAGGGGACTAACAACCCTTACTAATCCGAGGATCCAACGATGGCATTTGACAATCAATTCAGGGCGTCCAATGCTGTCGTTGAGATCTTTCACAGTGGAAGGGCGAGAGGACTTGGGCGTGTTGGCGTCGGTTCCAATCCGAAATCGGTCCTCGTATCCGCATGCTTGCTCATGGCCTCTGCGGACGCCCCCCATTCACTATGCAACTAAGACCTAGGCAGGTTGAGTTCGTCGATGCTTGCGTCGGCAACCTCAAGGAACATGGCAACACGCTCGGCATCGCACCTACCGGTGCCGGCAAAACCGTAATGCTGTCCGCAGTGGCGAAAGCCATGGGTGGACGCATCCTAATCGTGCAGCACCGCGACGAACTCGTATCCCAGAACAGGGCTACATTCGAGCGAGTGTCGCCGAACACCCCGACCGACCTATACACCGCTTCCCGTAAGCGCTGGTCGGAAGGGGCCACTTTCACCATGGTCCAGACGCTCTCCCGCCCAGATAACTTGGCGACGATGCCTGCCATGGACTTGGTTATTATCGACGAAGCCCACCACGTCGCCGCTCGGTCTTATACCGATATCATAAATCACGCGCGCGCCATTAACCCTAATGTGCGTCTTTTCGGGGTAACGGCCACCCCTCAGCGTGGCGACAAAAAGGCCATCGTCAAGGTCTTCAGTAACGTAGCCGACAAAATCGAGCTCGGCGAACTGATCGCCGCAGGCTTCCTTGTTAAGCCACGCTTCTTTGTCATCGACTGCGACCTGGAGGAGAAACTTAAGCAGGCCAAGACCTCCACGGACGACTTCAACATGGAGGAGGCTGGGGTCATTATGAACAGCCAGGTGGTCAATGACCGGGTTATCGAGGAATGGCGTAAGGTGGCAGACGGCCGTAAAACGGTCGTTTTCTGCTCCACTGTAGCCCACTCTCAGGACGTCATGGCCGCCTTTAACGCCGCCGGTATCCTTGCCAACGAGGTCAATGGGGACATGCCAGACGGCCTCCGTAAGAGCGTAATCGAGGACTTCGACAAGAGCAGGTTCACCGTTTTGGTCAATGTAGCCGTGCTCACCGAGGGCTGGGACTGCCAAGACGTATCCTGCGTCATCTTGCTAAGGCCGTGCTCCTTTAAGAGCACTATGATCCAGATGATCGGCCGTGGGCTCCGCAAGGTTGACCCCGAGCGTTACCCTGGGGTTATCAAGAGCGACTGCATCGTGCTAGACTTCGGCTACTCCGTCCGTGCGCACGGCACCATCGAGGTAGACTCTAAACTCAATAAAGAGGACTTAGCCACCGGCATAGCCCCCACCAGGGAGTGCCCAGAGTGTGGCGTTACCGTTCCCCTGGGCTCAAAAGAGTGCCCTGTTTGCGGTAAGTGCCTTATCTCCGAAAAGACGGAGGGCGAGGAGAAGGACAAGCTCTCGGCCTTCGTGATGACCGAAATCGACCTGCTGAGCACCTCCCCCTACAAGTGGCAGGAAATCTTCGACGGAGCCGTCGTTATGGCCAATGGCATTACCGCGTGGGCCTGCGTTCTCCGCTATAAGGGCACATGGTATGCCCTCGGTCGCATCGACGGATCCACGAAGGTCCGCATCCTCGCCGCAAGCGGTCAGGACGAGCGCATGGAAGTGCTTTCCTCTGCCGACGACTTCCTCCGCAACTTTGGCGACAAGGACGCTTGCAAGAAGACCAAGCGCTGGCTCACTGAGCCCGCAACCGACAAGCAACTCGCCTGCCTAGACCTAGGCGGAAGGATCAACTTTGGCGTCACCAAATACATGGCCTCCTGCATGATGACCTGGAAATACAACGAAGCCCGCATTCTTGACGCAGTGACCGATTTTCACCTCAAAACCATTAAACGCAAATGATGTTCAAACCAGAGTCCATAGACCACTTCTCCGAGGCCGTCGTCAAGCACATCGACGATGGCATGATCGCAGCCAATAAAGCCCAACCTAAGCGCAACTACCTAGGTGCGTCTTTGTGGGGCAAGGACTGCAAGCGGCAGTTAGCCTACATATTCCACGGCGTCCCCGAGGATGAGGGCGGTGGCTTCCTCGGCAAGACCCTGCGTATCTTTGACATGGGCCATGATGGTGAAGCGCGCGTCGCCAAGTACCTCAAGACCGGTGGCTTTGATCTCGTTACCGAGCAGCAGGACGGCAAGCAGTTCGGCTTCTATGAAATGGATGGCCGCCTCCGTGGCCATATCGACGGAGCAGTCGTAGCGGGGCCGGCAATCGAGGGGCTAATCTACCCCGTGCTGTGGGAGAATAAGGCGCTGAACGCGTCCAACTGGAACAAGGCCGTCAACGACGGCATCATGAAGGCCAACTACGTCTACTACGTCCAGGCCCAGGTCTACATGGCTTACATGGAGCTATTTAATGGATGCCTGTTCACCACCCTAAACCGAAACACCGGCGAACTCCACGCCCAGATGATCCCATTTGACTCGGTATTCGCACAGGCCCAAATCGACCGAGTTGTATCCATCGTCAGGACGGAGAGCCCTGAGGAAATGGCCCGAGAGTTCAGTGACGAGACGCACTTTAAGTGCCGCATGTGCAACCACTCTAAAAGATGCTGGAACACCAGCACGAAACCAAACGAACAACAACCTCCCCTGCCATCGTGGCTAAAAAAATAAGAAAAAATGAAAAAAAGACCAGCAAGGCAAAAGAGTCGCTCCGTAAAAGCGTCCCAAATCCTCAAGTCCAAGCAATCGAAGAAACCGGCACCCGCCTCCGCAAAGCGATCGAAGACTACGCCGATGAAATCGGTGAAGGCGAAGAAATGCTCTGCGCGGACGGCTTTGAAGCAGCCATTCTTGGTGTCACCGAAACTTCAGAACCCGTCGTCGTGTACGACTGGACCGAGTGCGTTCGTATCCTTCAGATACGAGACGAGATGACCGAAGAAGACGCGCTCGAATACATGAGTTTCAACGTCACCGGGGCCTATGTCGGGCCCCGCACCCCACTCTTTATCCGTTTTATCGAATGACAACCAAGAGGAGCCCCATCTTCCGCATGAAGTATCGGAACCATAACATGAGCTATTCCAAGGTCGTGCGTATGAAGGCGATGCTTCCTTTTGTGAGGAAGGCCAATAGGGAGGGCATGACCATACCGCAAGCAGCCGAGTGGATGGGCTGGTCCGAGTCCTCGATCCGTAATTGGATCAGGGTCTTCGGCATCACCTGGAATAAGCGCCGCAAGCGGACTGGCTATCGCATCGACAAGACCGGCTGGGATGAGAAGATCCGCAAGATGGTATCCGACAAAAAGAGCCAGGAGCAGATTGCTGCTTACCTGCGTGTAGGCAAGTGGACCATCAGCCGATACATGAGCCTTAACGACATTCAACCAGCTAGAGTTCGCCGCCTGTGAGCACTGTTGATAGAAATGCGGTGTTTATGCACCTCAAGATACTGTTCGGCAAACTCCCGCAGTCTGGCTACATCTGTGTCCGTGGCATCGGAGAGAAGGGCACTGACGGAGAGGGCGTCTTCCGTGATGACAAGTTCATCAACCTGGCTGATCCAATCATTCCAGCCGACGAAGTTGTAAGGCACGTCGAACGCTGGTCTGAGCATGGCCGTGCGAGCTTTATCGTGCCCGCCATCCTGTCTTCCGACCGAGGCACATCTGAGAACGTCCGTGAGTTTCGCTCCGTCGTCGTTGACCTGGACTCCGGTGACATTGACGCCAAGCATGCCTTCCTTGCGAAGACCATGGGCGAGCCCACCGCTGTCGTCATGTCCGGTGGCGTCGTCGATGGCATGCTCAAGCGCCACCTGTATTGGACTCTCATTGACCCATGTAAGGACATACCCGAAGTCGTCCGCCTGCGTGATGACCTTGCCCGCAAGGCCGGTGGAGACATGCAGTTTGGGCTCGGCGTCGAAGGTAATCCTTTCGGTCGTGCACACCAACCTGTCCGCATCGCTGGATCCATCCACGGCAAAGACGGCATCGCCAAGTCCGTTACCATCAAGGTGGACCCCATGGCTGAAGTCTACGGCATAGACCTCCTTAAAGGCCGCATCTCCCAAGCCAAGAACCACGACGGAACCGAAGCGTCAACCCCAGCCGAAGGCCTGTTTGCTCCCGAGAAGCGAGAGCTAGACCTTACTGAAAAGGTGTTCGAGGGCTCTGACGATGAGAAGAACCGCTGGTCGCAATTTACCCGAGTTTGCGGTCACTACCTGCACGTTGCCCGCCGTGGTGACATGTCCCTTGCCGATGCGTTCCAGGCCGTCCTTGGATGGATGGACGCCAACATGGTTCCACCATGGCCCCTTCAGCGCGCTGAGCGTGAATGGCATGCGGTGATGAACCGAGACATTCTTAACCATGGTGCCTTCCCTGAGCCCATGAAGCCCATGGTGGCCGGTGGCGAAGGACTCGAAGTGTGGGCAGCTCATCGCTGGTCCATGTCCGAGAAGCCCAAGCGTCAGTTCATCGTGGACAAGCTGATCCTCGCCGGCAAACACCAGCTGATGGTAGCCGAAGGTGGTGCTGGTAAGACCTTCCTGTGTCTTGACCTGGCTATCAAGGTCGCCTCACATACCGATGGAGACGAGCACGAATGGTGCGGTGGCAAAGTCCTCAAGGGCGGAACTGTCGTCATTCTGACGACCGAAGACGACAAGGACGAATTGCACATCCGCCTCCATGACATTGATGCCGAGAAGCGGCGTGAGAAGGCCGGTGATAGGCTTATCATCCTGCCGACTATCAACTCGGGCGGTGCGTTCGCTATCGTAGAGACTGATGCCAAGACCGGCGAGGCGAAGCCCTCCCGCCGCTGGGCGGAGTTCTTCTCCTTGCTTAAGCGCCTTCCCGATCTAACCCTGGTCATTGTGGATACGCTCAATAGCACCCTGCACGGCGAAGAAAACTCCGCTACCGTCATTAATGAGTTTGTCCGCGTGGCCTCTCAGGTCTGCGGTGAACTTGGAGCCGCTCTCCTATTGACGCACCACATCCGCAAACAAGGTGAAGAACCTATCCGTGGCGTGGAAGATATGAAGTCGTCTATCCGTGGATCATCGGCACTACCTGCTGCTTTCCGTTCTGTCATTGGCATCTGGCACTGCGCTGACTACGACCGCCGCCTCCCTACCATGGGAATACCCCCTAAGCGTGGTCTACTATGGAAGATGGCCGTCGTTAAAGCCAATAACCCCGAGATGTTCGATGGCGAAAAGACACTACTACGCACCCCGTCCGGTCTGCTCATTGACGTCACCGAGCACGATGGCTTCTCTGTGGTTAATATCGGTGAACGCCATGCCTGGCTCGCCCTGGCTATCGAACGCGCATCAGCCGAAGGACACCCTTACTCTATCGAAGGCAAAAACGCCAAGTCCGGCCTCTACCGCCGACGAAACGAGCTACCGCCTGTCCTCAAGCAGATTGGACCAAGCGAGTTCCAGCACCTCATCGACGACCTACTCCTGGGCCGAGTCATCTCGGCTTGTGCAGCCAAGGGCGGCAAGGACAAGAAGTGGCTCGACATACCTTCCGGTCCTATTGCCACGGATGAAGAAGGTGCTGAACTAAACCACGGCGCCTACCAACCGCCACGCTGGACCGACTGGTCCTATGATAAGGACGCTGGCACTTGCACCCGACTCTAATTATGGAAAACGAAAACCAAGACCTAATGGATAGATATCTATCTACCATCCACGAACTGAACCACGAAAAGATCCGACGTGAGGGCTTTGAGCACGAGCTGAAGATTCAGAAGGGGATCGTGGACTCGTTCGCTGGAAACTTAATCCGCATTGGCAACGAGTGCCGTGACCACGCCCTGGAGGTTAAACGCCTCAAGGCCGATGTCGAGCGGCTGACAAAGGCGGGGGA